TACAGTCAAACTATCCAATTAGGAACTATAGTAAACTGTAATGAAGTAATGTCTATTGTAACTAATGTTCTTCCTATGAAATTTGGAAGAGTTATTCTTACAGTAGTTCCTGCTTATCCTATTTCTAAAACTACTACAGGTGCCTTAAAACGTTAACTATGGCTAACGATTTTCCTGCTATGGAAGACTATAATGAGGGTAGTCAAGCACTACGCTACAACAAAGGTAAGGCTCAGTGGTCTTTAGTAGATTTTAAGTCTTTAGAACCTATGGTAGAAGTACTAGAGTTCGGAGCTAAGAAATACGCTAAAGATAATTGGAAGAAAGGAATGCCAGCTAGCGAAGTATTAGAGAGTATGTTGAGACATACTTTTAGTTTGTTATCAGGAGAGTCTCACGACAAAGAATCTCTTATCCACCATATAGGACACATACAATGTAATGCTATGTTTATTGCCTATATCTTAAGGGAGAAGCCTGAGTTTAATGATTTGACCCATGAAGATCCAAGTAAGTAACTTTTCCAAACTAACCAAAGGCCAAAGGAATTATCCTTATTGGTTCTTCTATCCTTTACCCATATTAACTTTTAGTCGCACTAACTCTAGAGAGAGGTTTAGTATTCATTTAGGGTTCTTATGGTTTACACTAACTATTAAATTTACGAAGCAATGATTTTAGACGAGGATTATTTATCCAACACAGCACAAAGCCAGAGTAGGCTAAAGAAAATACTTTTACACCCTAATCTTTATATTAACTACGATCCTAATTCTGACATGGATGAACCAGCAGAAGTAACAGTTATAGGTGACGGAGTAGATTTATTATTAACTCAAGGAGAGGATGTTTTCATGGAGCAATTCTATTTTAGTACTGTAGAAAGACCTACAGGACAGATGGGAGACTTTGTATGGCATCTATTTGCTAATCGTAATGATACTATGGCAGAAAACATAGCCTACGAATTAGCAGGATTTAAGCGTGATACTCTTGCTAAGGTGAGAGAGAGATTCGAGAAAGAGGGTAAAGCCTATTATGATGACTTGATTGCTGGAGAAGGAAAGAAAGTAGTAAGTCCTATTCAGTATGCAACCATTCAGAACGTAGCCAACACTCTTAAGATGAGTTCCTTTACTTCTAAGTACGTAGTAGGGAATTCACAGTTTAAAGTATTTACCCAACAGTCTCTTCAGTTTGAATACGAAGGAATTGCTTGTAAGGGTCTTTTGGATTTAGTGGTAGTTGACACAGTGAACAACATCTTATATCCTATTGACCTTAAAACAACCACAACTTCTTTAAACTATTGGGTAGAGATGTTGCTTAAGCACAGATATGATTTCCAAGCAGCTTTCTACACAGAAGCTCTTAAGCAGACAGACCTAAGTATCTACGGAGAGAACTTGACTATACATAACTTTAGATTTATCGTAGAAAGTCAGAAGTATCCAGGTAGTCCTTTGATCTATGAGATGTCAGACAAGCTAATGGATTTAGGAAAGATGGGAGGCACTTACTTAGGTAAGGAGTATGAAGGGTTCCACCAAGCAATTCAACGCTTAAAATGGCACTCAGAAAACGATATGTGGGCATATACAATGGAGGACTACTGGAATGACGGACTTAGAATTGTGTAAAGTGTACTCAGATACTACAAACAATACCACCAAGTTTCTTAGCCCCATGATATTTACATCAGGGGCTAATGCTGCTCGTTTACTTGCTAACTTTGGGTTAGTTAATGTTTACATAGATGATTACGGGTATAAAAGTAAGTACACTAACTGTTTGTTCTTTTTGTTTAAGCCTACAGACAAAGATGCTTTTGAGATGTTTGAAACTAAAATTACAGGATTTGACTCTTTCTACGACTATTATGAAGTAGATAACATGGTTATGTATGTCTTTAGACCTAGTTCTTTATATCATAGAGACATTGAATTGTTTAAGCAAGGTAGGTTTAATGACATGTCCAAAGATTATAAATCTCTTTTACATCGTGATATAAATTTTAAAGACGTAGTTGTAGATATTCCAAAAGAAATCTTTAGATTTGAACTCAGTTTAAGATAGTTTTGAAATTTGTAAAAGATCAATATGACCGATATGACGCTCTAGGAAGGAAACTTACATGTTCCTTCTTAGAAAGTCATGGTTATACAATTGAGCCAAAGGAGGAAGAAGATTACAACATAGACATTGTAGCCTACAAAGACGGTAAAAGATACTTCTTTGAAGTAGAAATGAAAAATACCGCTTTTACTGATATGAATAGTTTTCCATATTCTACTGTTTCTTTTTTAGATAGAAAGAAAAAATTTAGTAAAGATCATTTGTTCTTTTATATAATTATAAGCAGTAAAACATATGCAGCTCTAATTGTAAGATCTGATAAGATTTTTAAAAAAAAGTACTTAGAGAGGTTATATATTAATACGAGAGAAAGATCTGGAGAAGATTATTTCTACAGAATACCAAGAGAACTTTGTAGATTTGTACCACCTGAACAATTTTTAATAAACAATAATGTATAAAATACCTATCATATATAACATGCCTAAGACTGATAAGTCTGAACTTTACTTAGATTTAGCTGTAAGAATCGCTCAAGAATCTTACTGTAAGAGACTCCAGGTAGGATCTTTAATCGTAAAGAACGGAAACATTATCTCTTTTGGGTATAATGGAACTCCTTCAGGGTTTCCAAATGTATGTGAAGAGAATGATACAACCTTTGAATACGTACTCCACTCAGAATCCAATGCAATTACTAAAGCATGCAAGAGTCCTATCAGTACAGAAGGAGCCGTTATGTACTGTACTCATGCATGCTGTGTGCATTGTGCTAAGTTGATTATTCAAAGTGGAATCACTACATTTGTATATCTAGAAGATTATAGAGATAGAACAGGATTAGAACTATTAATAGCAGCAGGTCTAGATGTAATCAAAGCAAAAACAAATTAAAACAATATGGCAATCACAGTAAAAGGACACCGAGTATTACTCAACCGTCCTAAGAGAGAAGAAAGACTCATTCAACTTACACCAGAGATGGAAGAAGAGTTGAACATGAAAGAGTTGGCTAACCTTAAGCGTTTAGAAGTATACGCTCTCGGAGAAGAAGTAACCAACGTAAAAGTAGGAGACTTCGTTTATGTAAACATCATGTACCTTCAATCAGCAGAGTTAGTTGAAGTAGAAGGAGAAGAAAAGATCATGGTAAGTGATCGAGACATTGCTATCGTTTGGTAATTAAAAAGACAAATATGTTATTCTATTACACAGAAAAAGAAAAAGTAGAGAACGGTGAAGAGATGGAATTGATCATCAAGAAAGGTTTCTCTTTTAACATCCACAAGGTTCTTATGACTTACCCTACAGAGAATGGTTTAGCCGTTGTCTTAGAAGGTAACGCTGATAAACTTAACCCTGTAGACTATCAATACAAAATTGATCCTGCAACTAAGCAAAAAGTTCCAGTAAAAATCACTAAATTTGAAATCACAAGTGAGCCAATCGTAGTAGAGCTGAAAGTAAAAGAAGAAGTTCTTGCTTTCTTAGCTGCTACAGGAGGACCACAAGCGATGTAATCATAGTTTTAGTTTATTTAGTTTTAGTTTTTAGTTATTTAGTTTACCAACCAAAAGAAAAGGGGCTCTTAATAGGGCCCCTTTTTTTATAATCTTATTACTCTTGGATGTTCTATCCCGTTTGCTATGACGACATCTAATCCTAGTATACTTTCTATCACAACATCGTCTTCTTCCTCTACTCCCATTTCTTTTAATAGATCTTCAAACTGATCTTCTGTAAGCAGTACCACATTAGGTCTTACTGCTAACCCATCCTTCTCTGAGTCTAAATAGAACTGGTTTATAAGTTTATCTATATCTGCTATCTTAATCATCTTAATTTTATTTAAAGCGAATATAAAACGAATATATTAAATCCGTATCTTTTTCTACTAAATCAAACGAAACTCCTGGATAACCAGGACCAAAGTTATTCATTATCCACTTAGAAGAGCCGTACATAGACAATACATTCCTATATCTAAACTTGTAAACTTGTTGCATACTCTCTGTATGTAGGTCACCTTTTACTATTGAGATGTTTTTATTCTCTCCTAAATTGTGGTGATCTATATACTTGTTAAGGAAATTTTCTGCTTTCTCGGTTAAGAAAAGGGGAAGACCATGCTTAAGATCCTCAGAGTCTTTTCCATGAGTAAAAATAAATGTATGTTTTCCATAGTCAAAATGTTCTAAGAACTTCTCCATTATCGTTACTTTGATAAAAGGATAAGCCGTATTTAAATAAAGAGTTAGTGCTTGGTTAGTTATGTAGCCAAAAGAACCTGAGTGGTTATCTTCTGTCTGCATAATAGCATGAATGTTATTAGCTAAGTTTTTTTCTACTAACAGGTCAAAGAATCGCTTATGAGCATAAAGATACGTCATAAAAGACTCCTTATTGTTCATGTTCTGGGGAAGTGCATGTCCTCCTCTAGTAGTTTGACCACTCCAACCATCTAATGAATCTCCTAAGTCACAAATAAAAAGATCTTCTAACCTTCCATAGGTCTTTACTTGCTTCTCTATCTCTTCTAATACTCTCATCATACGTACTTCGAAGACATCTTCGTTGTACTGATTGTTGAAAATAGAGTTAGGATGAGTAAGAGCACCTACGTGTTTGTCACTCATGTAGACGAATAAGCCTTTCTTAGACGCTATAGGAGACTTTCTAGGTGTTGGGTACGGAGTTATATTAGATTCTAGGAAAACCTCTCTGAGAACGTTCTCTATGTCTTGAGGAAAAGTGTCCTCAGGCTTTATAGAAGCAAATAAGGCTGACACTAGCCAACCTGATTGTTTTTCTTTACTCCAATACTGTACTAATCTCCACTTAGTTCTGTCTATCTTGTGAATTTCAATGATTTCTTCAGAAGATCTAGGCTGAGTAGAAACTAGTTTAGATACCTCAAGTGTACCTTTATCTAGATTCTCATCATAAGTTCCTGTAATTTGTGTAGGTTGATCGTTAGGCGTTAAAGGTTTATCTGCACCCAACTTATACATAGCAGTTCTTTTTAAGTCACGAACTCGCTTAGCTCTTAGTTCATTATATACTTCTGGTTGGTAGTTGAAACGAATAGCAACTTCTAAAGCTGACTCATCCGTATTTGGATTATCCATGTAGTGTTGGATAATCTGTTTTGAGATTGGCATCATAGGCTGGTAGGTTAAAGTATTAACCCTATGGTTAACAAAGCTATAGCAAATAACCCGCCTTTCAAAACGTTCTTTAAAGTTTTAATTGTTTCTGCTTGAGACCTAACTTTAGTATCTAAGCGAACTATCTCTACTTTAGCGGTATCTAAAGCCTTCTTATAGTTAGGGATAATAGAATCTTTATACAAGGATAACTGAACGCTATCTGTCTTGATAATCTTCTTAAGACTTACTACTCTCTCACGTGCTTGAATTCCTTTTAGGAACTCATTATTCAACTCCTTTAAGGGTAAGCTGTCTACTGATTGTGAGTAAGAATTTTGTGCCGTCAATATCAGGCATAGTGTCAATAGCAATCTGAATTGTGTCATACTTTAGGGTGATTTGTTCGTAACGGAAATACTCTTCGTGCTTTATATGTTCTAGAGAGTCAATCTTTTCAAAGTAGGTATCGTTTTGTTTATCTATAGAATCAATAAAAGATATTACTTGGTTAGTATCTTGTTCCTGTACATACTCATACTTAAAAAGTAAGTAAGCAATGATGAAGAAAAAGATAATATTAAGTTTAATCGAGAGGTTTTTCATTATCGTGGTTAAATTTATGTTGATCTATCTTTGCTAAGATCTGAGATAGTACACTGTTGTTTATTACTCCTACTGTGTTAGCATTCTTAAGAGCACTAATAAGTTGGAAGACAATAAAAGGAGCACAGAAAGTTTCTGAAAGCCAGAACGTACCATCAAATCCTTTCTCTACCATTAAGATAGCAGAAAGAATCATTACCCAAGCAAACAAAGTCTGAAGTACTTTAACTGCTTTTCTTGTTTGAAAACCAATCTTCTTAGTACCTGCCCATACACCAAAAAATCCATCTACAAATACAACAGCAACAATCGCTAAGTATTGTTCTGCGTTATCTGCAGTTAGATTTAAAAAATATGTGCCCAAAAAGGCACATACTGTGGTGATAGTTACTAAAAGGGTCTTCATCAATTAAGCGTTGTAAGCAATAATAGATCCTGAAGCAAGTGTTATAGAAGAGATAGTTGTTCCTTTAGCTACGCTAATCTTCATTCCTGGTGCCAAAGTAACTCCTGAAAGACCTAAGCTTGTCATAAGACTAGCTGCGTTCTGATCCAAGATAGCACTAACTACAGCTGATGCGTTAACAACAAAGTACTGAAAAGTACCTGTAACTGGTGATGTGCCTGAGATTACTTTACTGCCGTTCATACCTGCTTCCGCAGTTACGCTAGCGTTGATGCAACAAAGTTGACCTTCGATGTGACGAAGTTTCTTTGATTGCTCTCTGAGAATGTCATGTGTTTCCATAAATATTTATCTTTACGACTGTTAAGTCCGACCTTAGTCCGTATAACAAAAATACTTTAATTAAAAATAAAGTCAAGTTATTCTTCCTCAGGCTCAGGGGTAATATCTAGTCCTCTTCTGTTTCCAATTATATCCATGAAAGGATAAGCAATAGAAATTCCTTCTTCTGTATTTCCTTCCTTAATATCTTCTACTCTACTTCTGTAAGAGTCTCTAAGTTTAACTAACTTATTCTCTAGACTTGCAGGTACAGGTTCTCCTTTTGCTTTATATCCTCTTATCTCTTCTTGAATTTCTTTAAGTTGTTTCTTAAAGAATTTCTTTTCTTGAGCTAAGCGAGTTCTTGTAGGCATAATCTCAAGACCCTCGTGATCTTTAGTGTATCTAGTCCTAAGTTCTTTGGTATAAGTTTTAGGAGCATAATCATTAAATGCTCTGTTCTGAAACTCTATAGACTTAGGACCAATAAACGATCCTCTAAGTCCTAAAAATTCCATACCTAAAACGGCTAATCCAATCTGTCCTGCTTGCATAGGATGAGTTTTATCCCAATCTACTTGATTAGAGTTAGACTTATAACGATAGTAAGGATCTGAAGTCCACAAATCTTCATCTGTCCAGAATTTTTTCCATACACTAAAAGGACCTAAAGCTGCCCAACCAATCTTCTCAAAGATAGATACACCGTTTGCTTGTTCAGAAATGTAAGTAAACTTCATTTCATTCATACCCCAAAGAGTGAAGACACCTTCAGCTTCGTTTGTAGTTCTCTTTAATCCTAAACAAACATAGTCTTTCCAATCTGCTTCAGAATCCTCTTCACAATCCATTGCAAGAGACATCTGAATAATTAAGTTAGCAAGAACTGTGTAAGTACCTAAAGAAACTGCAAACTGTTTTAGACCTGCCTGTTGTACTTCTGAACTAGTTGACCAAGTCCTAACAAAGTTTCCTTTATCCAACAATACAACATCTCTGATAAATCTCATTGCTGCTTGGTGTGAACCTATTGTACGAATACCTGCACCATAATGTACAGTGTCTGATCCCCAAGTAGTTTTTAAATCAGGTATAACCCACTTCTTCAAGAACATAAGAGACCTAAACCAAGCATTCTTCATTGCAGTAGGCTGAGCTTCAACAGAATAAATACCTTGTGCCCTTTCGTTAGCCAACTGAATATTCATTCTTACTTGTTGAATAAAGTTAGGATCTACGTCTACGTTGTTTTTAGGCTGTATAACGCCATTTACTAACTCGAATGCATCTTTTAGTGGTATTGTAGTAGTTGATCCTTTTAAGGGCACTCTGTACTTGTTTAAGAAAGCATAAGTCGTTACAGCTGATATGTCAAATTCAGTAAAATCCCTAAGCGTAGAAATTGCTTTCCATGCTTTACCATACTTAACCAAACCTTTGTTGTTAATTTCACTTGCTTGGTTAGCCATAGACTGAGTACCTGTAAAGTAATCCACTAAAGAAACTCTATAACTCTTATTACCAAATTGATTATAGGTTGAATAAAACTCTTTACTAACTCCTAGAGTATCTCCAAAGGCTTTTGCCATATCCTTAGCTGTGATATGATAAAATCCAAGCTGAGAGAATATCTTAAGATAACCGTTTATCCAGTTTTGTGGTAAAGTTAAAAGACTAAAACCAAGAGTTTTAAATCCTGCTAAACTAGAAACACCACTAATAATACTATTGGTTCTACGTAAAAGCTTAGAATCATTTTTGTCTTCAAGTACTTTACCATAAAGTTCTCTGTCTACTAAATCTCTGATTACTTTAGAAGAAAGAGACTCAGACTTACCTTGGTTAAACACTTCTTCCATAGTAAGGACTGTAGACTGATACTTACGCATTACTTTAAATCTTTCAGAAGAAGTAGCGTAAGAAGCCATAGAAGTCATAATATCATAAGACTGTTCTTCTATAGGAAGAGTACGAGCATAACGATTGAATAGTCTTCTAGACTCTCTTACTACGGGATCACCAAACGCATCTGTTTGATAAGCGTCTCCGTAGATATCTTCTTCCTCAGAGAAAGCCTCACGATCACCTGTAAACCAGTTCTTAATTCCTTTAAAGAATTGTTTGATGGTGTTTGCTTTAAGTTTAACTAAGTCTATAAACTCTCCCCTAGTCTTTCTCATACCAGGAATCAAATCTCCTAACTTATCTTTTTGATACAGACCTTCTTGACTACGGTAGTGGAGTTCTCTCATTCTACCAAGTAAAGCTTTCTGATTGTTTGATAAATTATTGTAAGCAGAGTTATAGTAAGGACCACCTGTTACTGATTTAAAAGTAACTTCTCCTGGCTTATAGTTATCGTTTTTGTATTTAGGACTAACTACAGACTTATACCACAAAGAAGAAGGAGCATCAGTCTCAATATATTTAGGATCGTTAGGTCTAGTAACTCTCCACATAAATATAGGCTCTTGTACTGCTACTACACCTCTAATCTCAGGGTCATATCTATACTTAGTAATGTGGTTATTCTTATACCAGTCAGAGTTTTTAAATCTAATGTTAGTCTCACGTTCAACAGAGTCTACATCCCAATCAGTGTGTTCTGTAAATACTCTAGTTCTGATTGCTTTTAATTGATTGTCTACAGCGTTAGTATAGTATTCAGAGTTTACATTGCTTTGAAGGGCTTGTAAATCCTGTATTAGTTCTCCTAGTCTTCCCTTTACAGCATCACTTAAAGGACTATCTTGCTTAAGCAAAGCTTTAATCTCTTCGATCTGTTCTTCTACTTCTTTTGCTTTCTTTACTTGTTTGTCTGTAATACTTACAGGATTGTAAACCCCATTAGTATCTCTTGTTCCTAATAAAAGATTAAACAACTCAGAGTACATATCACTTAGAGAACCTCTGTCGCTAAGTAATCGCTGAATTTCGTCTAAAATATCTTTTCTTGTATCGTAGAACTCTTGAGTGTAAACAGTTCTTGTGTAGATACTCGCCCAGTTATTGTAAGCTTTATGTGCATCATCTCTTTGTTGAGTAGTCTTTGCTGCTGCTAAAGATTTAGCTAACTGTGCTTTCTTATCTACTAGCATCCTTTCAAACACAGCTTTACTGTCGGAAGTAAGAACAAAACTTACAACGTTAGCAGATCTTTTACCTTCTTTCCAAGCCTGAATAGCTAAAGCATCTTCTAAAGGTTTTCCCTCTTTAAGAGTTCCATCTTCTGTATAAAGTCTTTCTAACTCGTAAAGCTCTTGTTCTTTGTCTCTTAAGCGTTCTAAGATTTCGTCCTCAATGATACCTGTACCAAACTCTTCTCTAATTGCTGCAAGTTCTTGGTAGATTTGATTACGTTTAAACTTAATATCATCTGGAAGAAGTTTTTGAATCTCGTAGTAGTCGTCTGTAAATGGACGCTCTGTGTATTCCTCGTAGAATTTCTTAAGATCTTCTTCTGCTTGTTCTCTGATTTCTTCGGTTGCTCCAAAATCAATTGTATGCTTTAACTCAGTAATTCTGTTACCTAACTCAACTGTTTTAACTTCTGTGTTAAGCGAAAGAACTTTTTTGTCTTTAACTAATTGACCATCAATGATTTCATAAAGAACTGTTTCTCTAATGAAAGGTTCAAAAAACTTTTTAGTATCTAATGCAGAACCTATAAATCCTCCTTCACTAGCAGCAACATCATCCATAAGATCTTGCCACTCACTAGCTATAGGCTTTAAGTTTTCTTGAAACTCGTTATTAATACTTCTTATGTAGTTAGCAATCAACTGAACTCCTGGGTTCTTTGTTCCCATTGCAGAGTCAATAGCTAAGTACCAAGGAGAGTTAGTGTCTGCTAAGAACTTTTTAATGTTCTCAGGAGTAAGCAAACTATCTTGCTTTTCTTTTTCTAACTCTTTGATTCTCTTAGTAATAGTAGCAGTTTGTGTCCTTGACTTTAACTTTTCTATATCTCTATTGAAAGAATCTTCAATGTCTTTAGACTGTGCCTTAAAGGTATCAGCAAGTTCAGTTATTACAGGATCAACAATCTTATTGTTATGACCATTCTTAATAGTAGCAATTGCTGTACGCATCCAAGAAAGGTTCTTAAGGAAAGCATCCTTCTGGACTTCACTACGCATCATCTCATCTAAAGCACGAGTAGTAAACAAGGCTTCTATCTTCTTAACATGTTTCTCAATAGCTAAAGCTTGCTTATAACCTCTATGCAAGTCTCCTAGCTTTTTACCAGAAGGGATAGTAGGATCTTCTAGAATGTTGTTTAAGTGACGAACAACTCCTGTTAAGTAAAGTGCATTGTACTGTAAGTAATCTGCAAGTTCTAATACAGAGGCGGCTACATCTTCTTTAGTTACAATGTTCTTAACTTCTTTGATAGCAGCTAATGCTCTTTGGAGAGACTCACTACCTAAGCCTAAGTATTTGTTTGTGTCTAAGATCTTTTTAAATTCAGTCTCACTAATAGCATTAGCGATTACTTGTACTTTTTCTGCGTAGTCTTGGAATACAAAAGGATCATTAGGCGAAATCTTTACATAGCTAGTAAGTGCATCAACTTCTTCTGCAGGAACAATCCTTTGGAACATATAATCACTTACTGCTTCTTCGTTGAACTCTGTCTCAAAAGCAACACTAGGATCTACTAAAGAGTCTACTAAACTAGACATAGCTAACTGTTCAGTACTTCTTCCTCCTAGGTCTTTAATAAGAGATTTAAACCAATCAAGTACCTTGTCAAACAAACTTCTGTTTTCTTTTCTAGCAGCTTGTCTTCCTAACTCAGTTACGATAACTTCTTCCCAGAATGAATCTGTTCCTAAGTACTCAGGATAAGAAGCTTCTACATGAGAATACGAAGAAGAATTAGGAGTTTCATTATGTAAAGTTTCTACTTCTTTCTTAAGCTGTTCAAATAGTTCAGGATTAGATTCTCTGATTCCTCTAACTACAAAATGCCCAAACTCATGCCAAGGAGTATCTTCTTGTATAAGAGTAGGATTGATTTCTATCTGTCCTGTAGCTAAGTTTACTTTTGCTACCTCAGGTATCTCAGTGTTCCACTTCCAAGTAACTCCAGGAAATTTAGAAACTAACCTATTAAGTAACTTAGTATAATCTTTAATCTGTGGGTCTTTAAGGGCTTGAGTTAATGTAAATCCTTTTTGGAACATTGATCCTGTGTAAGCATAAACTTCTCCGTCAATGACTACCTCGTTTGCAGATTCTAATTTCTCCATGATAGCAGCCTTCTCTCTACGAATAGCATCATGAATATCCATTAGTTCTATCTCTGCTCTCATAGATTCTTCTTCTAGGAATTCTACTCCTTCTACTAGTAGGGTAGCATAACGACCACTTAAGTCAAATTCTACGTAGACTTCTCCATTAGAATCTTCTCTTGCATAGGCAGGAGAAGCATCAGTTACTAAAGGATACATTTTATTTATGTCTGCAGCTAAACCTGCCGCATAACCATAAAGAACTTTACCTCCTTTAACTGCTTTAGTAGATGATAAGTAAATTTTGTTATCAGCTACTCTTACAGACTCTCTTCCTTCTATTGCTTTTACTACAGTATCAAACTGTTTCTTAGCTACGTATTGTTTCTTATCTGCGATACTATTAAGTTTCCAGTACTCAGGATCCATTTGAGACTCTTTAAGAAAATCGTACTGTCTTTCTAAGCGAATAAATCTATCGGATACAAACTTAGCATCCTTCCTACTAAACATAGTAGTAGGCATACTTTCATTTGTTTGAGTACCATATCTAACAAATCCACCTACCAACTCGTTTACTTCAGCCTCATTTAAAGTCTTACCTGTAAAGTTTTTTACCCACTGTTGAATACCTGACAAGAACTGTTTCCACCAAGAAGGTTTAGGTTTATCTACTAAAGTTTCTGCCCATCTTGCCGCCAACTCCATTAGGAGTTTTGCTTTACCTTCTTCTGACTCTACACTAAATCCATAGTCTTGTAATAAACTTTCTATGTTTGGGTGTCCAGTCCTCTTCAGTAAGTCAGGAAGTTTTTTCATTAACTCCTTCTCAGAGTTAAACAATACTTGATAAAGTTCCTTCGTTCCTTTCAATTCTTTAGCCATCCTAAGCATACCTCTGTGGGCTACTTCGTGAATAGCAACCTTAGGAGCTTCTTCTGAGGATACATTAGATGCTACTACTACAACTTTGTCAGTCTTAGGGTCATAATATCCTTGTATTTGTTTTGAACTAGTTTTAGAAAAAGGAAGGTCATCAACTTCTCGATTATACTGTCGGTATATCTCCTCTAATCCAGGTATATTTCTACCTTCTTCTGGTAGGTAGCTCCAGATATAAGGAGTATTAGTAACAACCTCAGTTGCAAGTTCTCTGTAAAAAGGAACGTTAGTACTTATGTGTCTTATGTTATGGGGGTCTAAAAGAACTGCCCTTCTTGCTACAGTTTCGTCATCTCTAAGTTCTTGGGGAATAGTCTGAAAAACATTGTTCTCGTTTCGTGAAGCTAGTAATTCAAGATTAGCAAGAGTCTCTTCTACAGAAATCAATTGTGCTGCAATTAATAGCCTTCTATTTCTCTCTTGTGCTCTTGCTAATTCGTACTGTTCTTCATCAAAATCATAATCTGGCTCATAAAAATCTGGCTGTTCCTCATAATCAAATGGATCTATATAACCTTGAAATTCTTCTTCATACTCACGATCCACTTTTCCTTCAGACTTTAACTGTTGAGCTCTTTTAACAGAGCCGTTGTTTAGGTCTAAGTTATGCTTTTCAAAAAATGCTATTACATCATCTAAGTGATCTATTGGTGCTATCCCATTGTTAGCACGAGAAGTAACCTCTTTTACTTTTCTAAGTCCTCCTACATTAGATTTGTTTAAAGAATCTGCCTCAATTCCTGCAACAGTAATACCATCTACGATCAGTAAGTAATTATCATAGTTTTGTACGTAATGTTCTGTCATAGAACCAGAAGTACACCAAGTAGAGGGAGACAGTTTTCTAAGAGTTTCTACGTTTGTTCTATACTGAATTGCTTGCTCACTAGTCCAGTCAGAGGGAGAAACAGATTTAAGTCTCTCTTCTAGTTCAATCTTCCTTTTCTTATTACGGTCTATAGAATTAATTTTCTCCTGTATTCTAAAAATAATATTTCTATCTTCAAGCTCGTAGCCTGACAAAGGATTATTATCACGTCCTCTAGACCATATTTCCTCTGCTTGTGCTTTTGTTATAGGAACAATTTTTGTACTTGGTTTACCTTGTTCTGTGTTGTAACCATGAATATAATATCCCTGATAATTTTGACCTAAATATTCTGGAAACTGATTATCTCCTCTACTATAACTACTTTCTACTCTTACATAACTAAAGTCTTGAAATCCATAATTATCCGCCTCTTCTCTACTTAAGTTAGGTTCTTGTGAAAAGAAAACAGGTTTTTTACTCTTTACCTTCTCTAATTCAGCAACTAAACTATTATAATCCCCTAGATCTAACGTACTGTTTATAGTCTCAAGTCTTTGTTCTGTGTCTTTTTTAAATTCTTCATAGGTGTTAAACCCAAGGTCTTTCCTGGGATTCTGAGTACTTGGAATATATACCCAATACCCTTTACCACTAGCAGAAGGTTCATGATCTACAGAATCTGATAAAGTAGCTAAAACCTCTTGATCATATAGTTTACCTATCCTATTAGCTTCGTGAGGTTTGTTTACAACTATGCCATACGCTTTCTGAAGTGCTACTTTGCTTAACTGTAAGACATATTTAGACCTTCTTTGTGGATTCAAGTACTTAATAGCGTGAGTTAACATTAAGTCTCTAAAAGGTACTGGGTACTTCTCTAAGGCTTCTACCCACTTTTTAAAACTATCTAAAGCTAACTCATTTGACTTAAGTTCAACATGGTTCTCTACCTTAGCTTTGTTATTATATATAGTATCAGCTACTTTCTCAAGTTGTTCTGTAGACTTAAACTTTTTTATATTTCCAATTACTGCTTTGTTCTTACCAGCCCAGTTAATTAAAAGTTCATCTGTAATTCCATTTTCATTTAGGATCTCCTTCATAGAAAGGAATAGATCCTCTCTACCAAGTATATCTAAGGGAACAAAATCTACTACACTAACAGCATTACTAATTTCTTTTGGTAGGTTACTTTTAATGGCATTCTCAACAGTACTAACAGATGTTCCTAGTCTAGGAGCTACTGTACTTAGATTGTAGTATTTAGCAGGAACTTCTCCCTGATACTTATCCCAGAGATAATAAGCATACTCTGGGACTATAGATTGGAGAGACTCAAACTGAGCTTTTATAGTAGGGTCTGATAGGT